TTTTAATGTACTTCCCTGATGCTATAAGAGAAATAGCTCAATGCAGTTACGCAGGACAACAACAACACAACCCTGACCTTCCATTACATTGGGACAGAGATAAGTCAGGAGACGAATTAGATGCCCTTACAAGGCACTTAATGGAATGTGGTACTGTAGATGCAGATGGAATAAGACACTCGGCTAAGGTAGCTTGGAGAGCCTTAGCTAACCTGCAAAAAGAAATAGAAAATGAAGGATCAAATTAACGAACAGATACTAAGAGAAAAGTTAAAATCTAATCCAGATTATAAGTTAATAAGAAAGCTTCAGCAATTGTTAGACGAGCCTGAAAAAAAATCATCAGAAGTCTAAATTTTTAAGTTCATCTTCTAGTTTTTTTATTTTTCTACCAGCAGGCGAATTTTTCTGTTGTTTTCTAGCTTTAGATTTTCTATCTTTTCTTTTTTTAAGTTCTCTTTCTCCGTAGATTATTTTAAAGTCTTCATCACTTAATTTTAAATCTTGCTGTTTAGAATCTTTTATGTCAGACCAATTCTGAGCCATCATATATCTTCTTATATCCTTGTATAGTGGTAATGGTACTCCTGTAAACTGACTAGCCTCTAAGGCAGTTCTTAATGTCATAAACTCAGCTGCTGCTCTGTCGGCAACTTTTTTATTTTTGCTTCCCATTTTAGCAAGTAAATCACCCATTCTTAATAAACTACTAGCTTGTGGAGCTAAAGGCCCTGCACCAATTCTTATTGCCGACTCAGCTACACCTTCTTTCTCTAGTTTTTGTTGGTTTATTACACTAAATATAAGAGAATGTATATATGGATTATATCCTTTGCCATCTTTGTCTGACCATAAACCTAATTCTTCTCCATATTCCTCGTTTAATTTTTCAATAGCTAAATTTACTCCAATCATAGGAAAGTTTCCTGTAGTACCTCTTGTTATTAAAGAAACTCCTGCACCTGCTAATTGTCTAGTGGTTAACTCTTCATAATCTATGTCATCTTCATCATCAAGTCCTAACACTCCATTGAACATAGAAGCTAGTGCTTTGTACATAACAACGTATAAACTCATTCTAGTCATGATTCCTGCTAATGTAGCACCTCCTTTTATAGCACCCATTTCTCCTTGTCCAACCATAGAAGCAACAGCTTGTCTTGCTGTTACAAATTCATTGATAGTAAACCGAGCCATATAGGAGTTTATTGACTTATATAATATCATTCTAGCACCATCTTGATCTGAGAGTTGATTTTTCAACACGCCACTAAAGGGGTCATTAGATGTTGCCGCTTGAGTAACTTTAGCATCAGCTGCTCTCTTGGCAGCTTGAATAGCATCTGCATACTTAGTCATGTATGCTTCGTCATTTTTTGATATTTTATCTGCGTCCATGTCTTGACCAGTTTCCTGTTTAAAAACCTTAGCAAAAGTTCCAAAAAACAAAGGTCTTGAAATCATTTTATCAGGAGTACTTAATAAATTATCTGCCAAAAACTCTGAACCATCTGCAAACTTTTTACCAAATCGAGCTGCGTATTGAACAGTACTTTTAGCATTACTACCACTAGCTCGTTTACTTCCTTTTTTGTTTCTAACTACACCAGCGTTTTCTGATTTAGAACCTCCTAGTATTTCTGAACCCCAATTTTTAGTTACAGTTGTAGACCCTACATTTTCTGCAAAAGACAATCCGTTTTGCATTAAAGATAAATTTGAATATTTTCCTAACCCTAATGCTAATTCTTTAGGAGCTGACATCAATCCAAATGTCAAGTTACTTCCAAGTTCTGCCACAGCTCTTGGAGCAGATGCTAGCGTACTATAATAACCAATTTTTCTTGCTGAATCAAACCACTTTCCTCCTATAACGTCTGTACTAAAATTACTAGACAAAACCTTATTAATAGATTCATCATATGCTCTTGACAAAGAAACAGTTGCTTCTATTACTTCTTTTGTAGCATTGTCTTGTTCAGAAAGTTTAGTTAATTGAGTTAAAGCTTTTCTAGATGTTTGTATTTCATTAGTTAAATAGTAATCCATACCTGCCATTCTTAAAGCTCTTAGTGCTGTAGCTACAGGATCAAAATCAATTGCCTTTGCTCCTGGAGTTCTACTTATAGATGTTTTAGATTCAGTACTTGTTTGTGGATTTATGTAGTTTTTCTGTGATATTAATTGTTGGTCTAATTTGTCAGTTGTAGCATCAACTTTGTGATGAACATAATTGTTCAATAAGTCTAATTTATTACCTCTCACAATAGTTGTGGCATAGGCTTGCTTGTCGCCTAAAGCGCCATAAATTTCCTGCATTATACCTATCGCTTTCATTACTTGTGGAGATAAATTTTGTTTCATCTTCTTAGTTGTAATGACTCCTCCTTCGCTGTTTTTTGCTTTTATATCAAGTAATATATCTATGTCAGCTTGAGTATAATTGCTTTTTGTTCTAGAATTGTTAAAGTTTTCTATAGTCTTGTCTATAAATTCATTTGCTTCTGCAACCCCTTTATTACCTACGTTTGATTCGCTTTCTAAAGCTAGTAAGTATGTTTGTATTTCAAACCTTCTTCTTACTGCAGGATTAGTTCCTTCTTTATAAGTAGGAGCTATTATCTGTTCTACAGCATCAAGCTTATCTGTTAGTCTTCCTGACCAAGTTTTAAACTGACTGTACTTTGTGGCTATTGGTTCAAAACTATTATTTCTTATAGTATTATTTTTATAGTTTCCAAAAGCATTATCTACTGCAGATAAAGGATTAGTCCTCAGCAGCTCTAATGATGTTGTGGAATTTGCTCCCCTTTTTGTGGCGTTTTTTAAACCAGCTTTTAAGGAAGCTTCGGCCCTGCTTTTAACCATAGCTATTTTATTTTTAGTAGTTCCATATTTGTCTACCAAAGGACGCATGTCATAAGCCCTACTATTTATTGACTGACCAAGTTTGTTTGCAGCGTGTGTATAATGACCATTATTAATGTTTTCAAGACTAACTTCTAATAAATCTAATTGCTTGCCTGTTAACCCAATTAGGTCGCTGTCTTTAATGTTTTGAAACACTTGAACACCACCTGCTTCTTTAGTTGTATTGTCAAGGCTTTTTAAACTTATACCCCTAGACCTAGATTTTATTTTTGTTATAATGGCCTGTCTATTCTCAGCAAATTTATTAGCAGCTTCTACAAGCTCTTGATTTTCATCAGTCTCTGCTGAGTTAATTTTATCTATAAGAGTTTGTAATGTAAATGAATCTAGTTTATCTAAGTCGTTTTCAATAAACTTAGAATCTTCTGATATTAAAGTTTCACCATCTACATCTTCATTAATAATTTTATCTACTATAGTTTTTAAAGTTTTATTTTCTTTAGTTTCAGTCTCTTCATCTGTATCTTGAATGTTTTCATTATACAAAGAATCAGCCATGTTCTGAGAATCTATTACTAGCTGATCATCTAACTTTAAATTTTGTTTTTGCTTTAGAAGATTACTTAAAAAATCATTATAACCATCTATGTTTTCACTAGTAAGATTTTTAGTTGGAGTATTTAGTATAGTTCCTAACCTAGATATAAGGTCTGGATTTAATCCATAGTCTCCTTTATTTAATCTTGTGGTTACTCTATTATTAAGCTTTTCTGCTTTCAAAAGTTTTGCTGCGTAATCAGCATCATTAAATACCTTTTCTGAATACTCTATTAATTCTTGTACAGCAACCTGATTATCAAGATTAACACTATTAACTTTATTTATAACAGCTTTGGTTTGTGCTGCAGTAATAGTTCCCTTTTTACCTTTAGAATATATCTTTATCTGTTTATTAAGGTCTTTTCTTTTGGTTTTTAAATCTTGTTTACCTTCTCTGTTGGCCTTGTTCCACGCTTTCCAAAATCTTTTACGCTGAGTATTTTCTCCTTCTTGCTTTGCCTTATCAGTTCTAGTGGTACTCTTTATAGATTGTAAAATACCTTTATATGTATCAGCCGTTACAGTTTGACTATTTGTTTTAGCAATAGCTTCTACCTCAGCCTTAACCTCAGCTTCATTAGCAGCATATAAATCTATTTGCTCATTTGAAAAATTAGTCTCTCCATTAGCTATCTTAGTAGCTAGTCTTCTTGTTTTAGATTTATCTTTAGGAGTATCTTTTCTTTTCTTTGTAACTAATGCATCAATTTCTGCTTGATTCTCCGCATAAAACTGTTGAGCTTCATCACTAAACTCCTGATTAGATTCACCATCTACTAATCTATTAGCAAATGATTCAACCTTATTATCATTGTTCACACTCATACCTTTCTTTGCTGAGGAAGGTTGAGTAGATGTCTGATTAGTTTTAGCTGCGTCATTTGCTGCAATCTTTTCTGCATAAGCTTTAGCTTCTTTAGAAGTTTTAAAGCTTTTAGTTAAAGCATTGCTTCTAGTCATTTGACCACCTTGATTTGTATTAACTCTTACCTCAAATCTATAATCAGTATTTTTTCTGGCAGAAGGTTGACCTTGGTCGTTTTGAGCCGAAATATTAACCTCTACTTTATCAGAAGAATAGTTTTCATATCTACCTGCTGAGTCAGGGGAATTTGGTTTTAAGAGTTCAGTATCTGTCTGCGTAGTAGTGTCGGCAGTTTGGTCTGTTTGCGTTTCACTTTCGGTTTCAGTCTGTTGGGTAGTGTCTGACTCAACGTCTCCTTCTCCCACTTCAGTCAGTCCCACTTCGGTTTCTTTACCAACAGTTTTGCTTTCCTTATCTTTTTCTAAAGCAGCATTATTAGCTGTTTCAACAGGAAAAGCTAAGGCTTGCTTTTCTTCCATTGATAACTTATTAAAGTTTTGTACAGCTCTACTTCTAATTTCGGTGTTATTTATTTTATAGTTTTGTTCACCTGCAGCTTCTTTTTCAGCAACTAACTCTCTGCCTGCATCATCCATTAGTTTTTGTTTTGATTTGTTATTTACAAAATCAAAGTTGCTGTTTTGAATTATGTTGTTTTTTAAATCCTGAATCTGAACATCAAGATAAGGTGAGAAAACTTCAGATACTTTTTTTTCTGATTCTAATTCCTTAATTTTATTTAAGTCACTCATCACCTGTAAAGATGTTTCAGCACTTAAATTTGATGGTAAACCATTAATGGTTTCATTAAATATTTTAACATCACTCATTAAGTTATCAGCTTGCTGTTGCGTATAAATACCTCTCTTTACTTGTGAATCTAAAAGTGATTGTGTTTTTTTTACATTACTAGCTAATAAAGCTAAAGATTTCATTTGATCAATAGCTTTACCACCTCGTCCAGTCATACTAAAAGACCTAGTTGTATTTGCTTTTACATCTCCTGCAACAGGCATTAAGATACCTGCACTTAAAGATATAATAGAGGTGTTAGCAAAGTCATCTAAACTAATAGTCTCCTTCATTATTTGTTCACCTGCTTGTTCGTTTATGTCTGAACCAATGATATAAGCTTGTGCGCCTTGTTGAATGTTTTCTTGAAAAAATTCTTTTCCACCTTCAGTTAAATATACAGGAACATTTCTTATAACTCCATCTAATGTTTTTCGTAAATAAGACCTAGATGCTTCAATCCCTGCTCCTTGCGCATATCTGTTAATTGTATTCTCAACAATTTTTTGTTTTACTTTTGTTCCAAATATCTTATCCATAGCAACACGCTGTGTAGATATTGGAGCTGTTAAAACACCTAATGCATATCCCTGAGTCGCTGCTTCAGAAGCTAATAAATCTGCTTCCTCGTTTGATAAACCTGCATCTAGAGCTGACTTTCTAACTTGTGACGATAATGAGCTACTCATTAAAGTACCCTGAGCAATCATAGCCGAAGCTGTTGAAGCTCTCATAGGTACTTTTTCTAACAAAGAAACAACTTGTCTACCTTGCTTGTATTTAGATGCAAATGCAATTCCTCTTGCACTTTGACCTGCTATTCCAACACCCCTAGTAAGAGCTATCTGAAGTAGCATATCTGAAGCCACACCTGCAGTTGTTACTGTTGCCCCTGTGCCACTAAAACTACTTACATCAACTCCATTTAACTGAACTTGTTTTCTTATTTCTTTTATTTGCTCTGGCTCTAATACGCTGCTTACTCTTATCTTTAAATCTAAATCATATATTTCTCCGTTGTCATCAATCATATACTCTCTACCATTTGCAAAAGCGCTTTTACCACTTGCATAGGTATATCTAAGCATATCATCTCTGTTAAGTTCTGTTTCAGCTTGATTCATTTGAATTTCATCAGTAACAGATTCCATGCCTAGCCAATCATAAGTCCAATCAGAAAAACTATTTATCCTATCATTTACAGAACGACCCCCTTGAGATCCTGCATCGAGCAACCATTGAGTATTTGAACCACCTGCACCACCTTCTAATTCTCTTTGATAATTTTCTTTTGTTTCGGCTTTTTGTTTTTTTACTGCAAATGACAAAGTAGGAAATTCTTCTTCCATATAATTCCTAAGCTCATCTATTGCAATAGCAGGTTTTAAATCTATTTTATCTACATCACCATTTAAAAAAGGATTCTTTCCTTCATTCTTAATTTCGTATTCAAGAACTTGTTTGTTTACATTTTGCAAATCAACTTCAGCTAAATAGTTTTTTAGGTAATCATACTTTAATTTCTCAGCTGCCAAAGTTGGATTATAGTTTCCAGAATAGTCGTAATATCTTCCATCTTCAGATATTGTTTCGTTTTCTAGCAACTTAGCATATCTTTCTTTAAATCCGTTTTCTATTAAATAGCCATTAAATCCAGATATGTCAATTTTATTACCATCACCTGATAGCTTTTTTAAAGTTTGCTGGTCATACATTTTTCCTAAAACATCATCTTCAAAACCTGTTGGTTCATAATCTGAGTTTTCAAAAATCTCAAACTCTTCATCAGTATAAGCTCCATCTTCTCTTTGAAATATAGACTGAAGTTTTTCAACGCTAGCATCAGGGCCTGCTAATTCTACAAGCCTTGCCGTTTCTGCATCAAAGTCTTTAACTTTTTTAATTATAGCATTTCTTTTTTCTTTTTCTTCAGGAGTGTAACTAAAGTTTTTTACATCAGAATATTGAGAATATTCTTTTTGTTTTTCTTCTTGCAGTTTTAATGCATTGTCTTTAATTGACTTTACAGAAACTTCTTGTAGTTTTTCAATAGATTTTTTATTTCCTTTTAATGCAGAGTTTATATCTGATTGCTTTACATATCCTATAGCTAATGCTTTTTGAATATTAGGATCAGCTTCTATTTTTAATTTTAATTGTTCATCTATAGGTAAATCTAAAAACTCACCTTTAGTTTCAATAGCTCTGTCTGTTTTTGTGAATGTTATACTTCCCTCTCCTCTTTCTCGATTGGGATTTGTTGCTTTTTCAAACAAAGAACTAAGGTCATCTTTTAATAGATTTTTGTTTTTTCTAGAATCATATCTTTCTTTCCATGAACCTTCACCATAGGCAAATGCAGATTCTTTATCTGTTCCAAAATCAGCAACCTCTCCTCTTTTTTTAGCTTCTTCGTAAACAGATTCCCAATCTGATTCTGCCTGCTCAGACATGTCAACAAATTCTCCGTCTTCATTTTGAAATACTGTAGGGAAAGAAAACCAATTTTCTCCATCAAAAGTTTCGGTTTTCATTTTGTGCGTAGATACACTTCCATCGTCATTTAATTGAACACCTTTTCTATTTGGTGCGTCAATGTTTATATTGAATTCTTCCTCAACTTCTACTTCTAAACCATCCGAAAATCCAGGAGTTGTTTCCGTCTCTGTAGTGGATTCCGTAACGACCTCGTTTGAAGTGGAAGGAGTATCGACTTGATTTTTTTTTTCAGAAGTAGCTATTCCAACATTTGTTCTCCAAGTTTCAATGTCGCTTTTTGTATACTTCTTATCTGTAAGATAAGCATGCACATTGTCTTGTATTTCTTCACTACCTGAAAAATTTGATTTCCAAGTTTCAAAATCACTTTTGGTTGCGCCATCATTAGTTAGCGTGTTCCATATGTTTTTAAGAATTTCTTCGTCCATTATAAAAGTTATTTATCCAACATTTGGTGTTGATTCTGTTGTGCCTTGAGGCTTCTCACCTCTCAATACTTTATCCATATTTTCTTCAAGCCATGCGTGATTTTTCCTGCTTATTTGTCCTGGACTTGCGTAATCTACACCATCTACTGTAATTATATATCTGTCAAATATACTGTTATCAACATCATCAAATCGTACTGATATATTTGAGTCAATATCATATTCTTGTACGGCTTTTTGTATTATAGTATTTGCTACACCAACAACTTCATTTTCTTCAGGATTATTCTTTATTGCATTAGCAAAAGTTTCAGCAGCAGTACCTGCTCTTTTTATACCATTCTCTTCCGAAACTCCTATATTAAAAGCACCTAAGCCTCCATACTCTTTTGTTACGGTTTTATACTTACCTTCTGTACCGCCTGCTTTTTTGTTAGTACCCTTTAATTTAGATTTATCAAAATATCTTTGAGCTTTTAATTGTAGTTGTGCCGCAATTTGCTTACCTGCATCTACACCTAAACCTGATAATGGTATAGGGGCCATGTTGTTTCCATCAGCATCTATAAACACTAATTCCATATCTTCTCCTGCACCTATAATATTATAAGCTGATATTTTGTCTGAATTCTCAGCAACTAAAGCCTTTAAACTTGAGGCATCACCTGTAGCTGCAAGGTCGATAAGATCTACTGAGGCTTGGAAGTCTTTTTCTTCATCACCTGACTTAATTGAAGCAGCACTTCTTTGGAACTCACTTTTTTTATCTCCTTTTTTTATTTTTCTTTGCAATCCTGCAACTAAACTTCTTCTATTATAACCTTTAACAGCTTCTATTTGTTCTTCTGTCATTTCTGGAACAATAGCATTGTTTGAGTTTGCAGCTGCAATCCTAGAATATTTAGGAACAGTAACTTTTTTTGCTTCTAGATTCTCATCTAATATATCAACTGTAAATGTCTCCTTTTTTTGAGCATCTGTTAAATTATCGTAGTCAGTAAAAGAAACTAGCTTACCTCCCATTCCGTTTTCACTAGTGAACAAACTGGCTACATGCTCTATATTTGTTGTGTTGGCTGCTACTTGATTATTGACGCTTGCTTTTATATCTGGATTATTTCTAGAGTCAGTAATAACATTTCCTACCATTAGTCCATCCTTAACCATTATCTCATAATTAGTTCCAACTGCACTATTAGCAAAATCCTGAACTTGGTCAGTAATATATATCCTATCAGCTCTTGTATTTGCTTTGTGCTTAAGAGCCAAAACACTCATTCCACTTTGTCCGTCTATATAAATTGGGTTACCGTCTTTATCTAATTTACGAACTAAAGTTTTAGTTTTCTCGTCAACTTCCATTTTATAAAAATCAACTATACCCATGCCTTTATCATCAAAATTAACATCAACACCAGCTAACGTACCTATTTGAGTTTGTATCTGTTGCTTAATAGCTTCTAATTCACCAGATTGTGGCTTAACAAAAATTTGTTCTCCTTTATCATTAGTAATATATTTTCCTTTTGCTCTTTCTTCAGTAATATCTATTTCATCTCCAAATGTTTTAACAAAATCAGATAAAATTTCAAAAGTTTGTTTTCCGTTTTCTTGGAATATTAAATTTTCTTCAGGAGGAACATTTCCATTTCTTACAAGTTTTTCGCTTATAAATGCATCCTCTTTAAATTTAGCCAAAGATTCAACCATTTTAGCTGCAGCTGTATCATTACTAGGCATGTTCTCGGCAGCATACTTCTCAGCTTCACGAATTGATTTTGCAGTGGTTTTTTTAAGGTCAAGACGTTGCTTATCTATATTAGCTTTCCAATCTTGTACATCTTTTATTCCTTTATCTATAGCCGCAAACTTTGATTCAAGTGGATTTCCTCCAATTAAACCCTTGTCTAATGCCGCTATAGTTCCTTGTAATGCGTTACCCATAATTTAATGCTTTATTTACCTACCTTAATTTGTCCTGCTGCGACTGCTGCTGCTATCTCTTCTGGAGTCATATTTGCTATCTGCTCTGGAGTTAAACCTGAAGCCGCTTGAGGCTGTCCAAATGAAGCTATATCTCCAGCTGCTGATTTTATACCTCCAAGAGCAGTAGTCAGAGCGCCTCCAACAGCGGTAAGACCCTCTCCAAATGAAGTTTTACCATACCCTTCAGTTCCAAAACCTTCCAAAGTTCCTGCTCTACCTATTTGTCTCATTTGTTTACCTGAAAGCTCACCTCCAGGTTGTGTTGCTTTAAAAGAGTCAAATAATTTTTGACCTTCTTTACCGCCTCCTAGTCCTTCAACTGCCTTTCCTTCTGCGCCTCCAAAAGCACCTATCCCTGCGGTTAAAGCGCTAGTTCCTGCACTTATAAAAGCGCCTGTTGCTGCTGCCTCTAATTGATTTGCTTCATTTCTCTTAGCGTCAGCTTCTAATCCTGCTGCTGCTGCCCTATCATCTTGTAAAGCTGAAATTCTAGCTGCATCCATTTCAGACGCTGCCGCACGTTTCATATCAATGTCTAATTTTTGCACCGCAAATTTATCAGCAATTTGTCCTGTCCCAATATCCTGGACTTGTTTTACTTTTCCTGCAGTTGCCGCAACACCTCTTTGATCCCCTTCTTGAGCTGCTTCTAATATCTGAGAACCCTGCACATTTGAAAGCTGAAGTTGTTTATCGTAAATATCTGTAGTTGCTCTAATTGCATCATAGAAATTTTGCTCTAATCTAGCTACGGACTCTTGCTCTAATTCTTCCTGCTTAATTTCTAATCTACCTGCTTCTCTTGCTGCTTCTTTGGCTGCGCTCTGTGCCATGAAACCTTTTGCTGCTTGACCTCCTACAGCTATTGTTGCTGCTGCTATTGATGTAAATGCTGCCATATTATAATGTTTTTATCATTTCTGTGTTGTAACTATCTCCTTTTATATACCCATTTTTTTTATAAATATCAATAAGAGAGTCTGACTTTAATAAAGCATAAGAATATTTACACCCATTTAGCTTTAATGTTTCCGTTAAAACTTCAATTAAAAAAGACAAAGCTTCTCTCCTTTCGGTTTTTTTATCATATTCAAAGTTAGATATAATCCAATCACACCACCCTACCTTTGAATTAGTTATATATACATAACCTGCACAAACAGGTATTTCTCCATCATAAACCACTACGCCACCTTTTCCATCTTTTGGTAGAAAATCTCTTGGAGGTGGTGTCCATCTCCAATCTTTCCACCATTTAGTTAAAATGGTATCGTAGTCGTTTTCATTTAATTCTCTTATAGTAAATTTCATTTACGCAAAGATACAAAAAACTAAGGATTACTTTTGAATACTTGAGAATCTACAGTAAACAGTTCTACAGCAGATGTGTTGTCGTTTGTTACTTTAAATTCCATGTAATATCCTGTAGCTCCATAAGACTCAGCAACAGGGTCTTTAAGCACTAATATATATGCATTATTAGGTATTGTAGATCCAATAGGCAAGAAATTTGATGCATCAACCGTTAACGTTTTTCTATCACTACTAATTGAAGTTATAGGACCTACAGCTACAGGTGAGCTGAAGTTGTTAGGAGCAGAAATAAGAGTACTAAAATTTAACTCATCACCTATAGATATTATTCTAGATATTGGAGTGCTAAATTCAACCGTAATTATACCAGTTGACGCACCTGTTGAAGAAAGTAATTTACCTATTCCTTGTGTAGATCTTAACGCTAAGTTCTCTGTACCTGATATTCTTTTAATGTAAGCAAAGAAGCTACCCTCTTTCTTTACGAAATCTGCCTGAGGCATAAAACCTGCTCCCAAATCAGTTACTAAACTTATATCCCATGAGTCGTCACTCTCTAATTCAATTGTTTTAAAAACTTTAACAGTAGTAGGTTCTTGATTAAAAACACCTGTAAGGGTTGTATCATAATCAACTCCATAATAGTTGTTACGTCTTTCATTGGTGTTATGTCTGTATAAATTTCCACCTTTAAAGGTATATAAATACTGATTCATTCCTAATATAAAATCAGGGAAGTAGCTATAAAAAGAAGGCCATCCCTTTACTGATTCACTATATGTTACTGTGTAATTTTCCATATTTTATTTTTTAAGTTGGTGGTGCGCAAGTTGTTATAGCGCTCACAACTCCGTTTGTTACTGTAATATATTGACCGTTATCCATTATATAGTTTTGGTCTGTAGCTCTAGTCACTCCATCATGGTCTAAGAAAATAGGATTGTTTAGAGCAGGATAAACATTGACTGCATTCTGAAATCTTGCAAAGAAAAAAGTTCCTGTTGCAGATTGACAGAAAGTACTAGAACCAATAGCATTAGACGTAAAGCTAGGTAAAGCCGCAGGACATTCTACTGACAAGTTCCATCCTGTACTTGCACATGGACCTAAAACCTCTATAGAGACAGTACCTGGTGATGCGTTTGGCTTAGGTATAACCATAAGGTTAAATTGAGATTGACCTCCTCTAATATCATCTCCTGTATTAATTGTTATACTTCGAGTAGAAGGGGTGTCTGCTATCCATCCATTTGAGTCATAGCCATTAAAAGCGTTATAAACAGATGTATTAGGTGTAGCTGGAACACAGTTGTCTGTAGGGTCTCCTAGTATAGTAAAGGCATTTGCCACACCACTAGTAGACTGTAAGTTTCCATCTGAAACGCTTGATAGTCTATTGTAAAAAACACCATCATATAATACTCTTATTCCGTCAGGAATACTAGCAGGGTTAAAATAAATAAGAATAGCTCCAGTATCTGACACTGTAGTTCCTGCATCTATATCTAATTGATATACACCTCTTGAACCTGCAGGTGGTGTCAAAGTTCCTCCACATGGAAGTCCTGCTGGAGTACATGTTCCAGTAGCTATAACAATACCATACTGTATTTCAATATATGTATTGTCAGCTAATATTACAAACTGACTAGTTGCAGTATTGTTTATCGCATTTACAGCTCCACCATCTAGGAATACATAGTTCCCAATCCCTGGAGTAGTAAGTGTTTCAGGCACAAACACAGTTGGTAGAATTGATGTAACGGTTGCATTTTGTGCAAAATAATAAGTTACTGTGGCATCAGCGCATGTGTCATCTATCTGAACTGGAGACCCTAAAAAACTATCTAGCTGAATAGGACAGTCTGTTTGAAAAGAAAAAAATGTTCCTTGTATAGGAGCATAATAATCAATATTAAGAACACTAGCGCTTGATATGTCTTTAGGTATAACCTGAGTATACACTCTTGTTCCACCGCCTCTTAAATCAAGCTGATTAGAGTTGACTGTAATAGCTTGAGAAGTTCCAGAAGACACATATGTTCCATCTGTTTGTATGTTATAAACAAGAATTGGTGGCGTGGTCGATGGTGTATTTTGATTTGATCCATAATAAGTTGGCTGTCCAGATGGGGTATTAAGTCCAACAGGACCTTGGTTATTTCCTATATATGTAAGTTGATTATATGTCTGTCCGTTATATGTAGATAGAACGCCATCTGGAATTTGACCTCCAACAATAGAATAAACAATTACAGCTCCAACATCTGTCCCTCCACTTATTTCTGCTAAAAAAGTGCCTCTTATATCTGAAGATTCTCCTGCGATTTCTCCACAAGGCAAAGCACAAGCAGGGCATATTATTTCAGGTGAAAGAAACCCTCCTACTTGCTCTCTATATATACCATTAAACTGATAGAACCCATCTGGAGATTTAATCAATAAATTAACATCATCGTAAACAGATATTGCTGTTGCGAAGTTTTCAGAATCAATAAATTTATTTACTACACTCATTTTTTTTAATTAATTTTAATATTTAACACGTACCTAAATCGTTTAGCGTTTCATTTGTTGATATTATTTCTATAGCACAAAACTCTTCACCTTGACAAATTGGGCTGCTGCATTGACGAAATATAGTTTGCTGGTCTCCATCACAATCAATATATGTAATTTGTAAAGTACTGTCATAAGGTATACTTCTATATCTATTACAAACTGGTGGAGGCGGTGGACCTCCAGTACATCCACAACAAGAATCTAAAGCGGTAACATCATAACATAACTCTATAGGTGTAGGGGTTTTTAAATCCCAAACTAAATACAAATAAGTATTAGCTGTGTTATAAATGAATTGAGCCTCGTAATTTTCAGGACCTCCTGAAATTGGAGTTGCTGTATTTAATAATGGAAGTAATACATCAATATCTACTTCATCGTAATTTGTATTAGTTGATAGGTATTTTAGTTTTCCTGCATTAGGATTAAACTCATAAGTTTGACCTGCATTTTGTCTAATCTGCATAATAACAGTAGATCCTTCAGGAGGTAAAGCTCCAAAAGAAGCAGGGCCAGTTGACTCTGTAAATAAAGAAACACCATCTGATTCTAAAACAACAGAATTAGTGCTGTAAGGACTTAAATAAGATCCTTGTGTCCACCTGTATCTTACATCTGTAGTTAAAGTAGCGTCTCCTTCAAAATTTACAACTATTTCTTTAACTGTTACGTCTGGAGCTATTGGACATTCAAAATTAATATCATAGTCAGAAACAACAATTGGTGTAGTGGTCACTTCCACATATCTAGGGCTGTTTTGTGTTTTATTAAAAGAAACACTACCTATCCCTGAGACATCTTGATTTATAACTTCAGTTCCATTCCATATAGCAGTTATATTTACTTGACCATTTACGTTATATGAAAAAGGTATTGTACCTATTACAGTAGTACAATCAAGGTTTAGTGTATAAGGATCTTCTCCATTTGTTACTGTTAACACATATCCGCACTGTTTTTCTTCTGGTGGCTGAGGTATAATTTGTGTATTAGAGCTTAAAACATATTCATTCATGTATGGATCGTATCCACCTAGTTTTTGAGTTTCAAAAGAAGTTGTAAATAAGTCTCTAAACCAAGAACGCATTCCTACTGTAGATATTACATTTAATTGGTCTGTTTTAGCAGATCCTCCTTTTAATTCTATTACTGAACTTCTTTTTGAGTCCGTAAAATAAACATTATAACCATAAGAAGTAAAACTCTCTGGATTACTACTTATTCCATACTCTTCAATTCTAGCTAATTGAGTACCAAGAACCTCAGGTACTGATGTTATAGCTCCACCTGCTGCTGCATCAGAAAGTAAGTTTTTACCTACTAACAAATAAGATATCTTATCTTCTTGAAGAGTTAAGATGTCTGTCTGTCTTGAATGCATTTTTCTAATCGGTCCGTATGATGTTTCTAATGTTTTAAAATTAGCTAAAGCCAGGTTAAATTGATTTAACTTATTTAAGTTAGTTTCTTGATTAAAAACTCCACTATAAGTTACATCAGCAAACCTATGACTTTCTTTGTATTGTTCTTCTGAAACAGATGTTACTTTTTCTCCAAGTTGTATAAATGGTTTTGTAAGTCCAGATAAAACATGATTCTCTTCCGCTCCATTTCCAAAAGAATAAGAATTAAAAAAAGTTAAATCAACAATAGCAGGGTTTGTTAAAGTTTGGTCTTGGTCAGCATCTGAGTTTCCTGACAAATGAAGTCCATTTACAATGTCAAATGTCTGTTCATTTTCATAATACAATTCATCATTTGCATCTAATGGCTCAGTTTCAAAAATAGTTAAAGTAGATGCTCTTTCTACTTGAAGATTAATGCTAGCATAAGAATTTCTTGGTCTAAAACCACCACATCTAGGAGTTCCTGATTGATAGCAAAATCTTAAAGGCGATGTTGGAGTAGCTTGCTGAAATCCTACATAACTATTACCTGTTGTTGCTAATCGATCCTCAAAAATCTTTATATCATCATACTGAATTTGATTATTTTGAGCATCATCATCACTACCTGATGAAATTCCATTTGTAAAATCAATATTATCTCCTAACACCCAATCATGTAAACTATCATAATCATTTGAAGATATAAATTTTTTGCTCCAATCATAATATCTACTTCCACATCCTCCACCTCGACTATATCTAGTAGCATTAATGGTTATCTCTATAAGAGAACCTGCTGGAACAGTCCATGGAATATAGTCCCCAGGATTATCCTCATCTTCAATAGAGCATGAAACATTAACTAAAGGCTTATCTCTGCTGCCTCCATCACTAGACTCTTCTATTCTAGAATTTGGCGGTTTATTTGCCGCAAAGTTAGAGGGCTTTACTAACATGTAAGTCCCTGTTGGCTGACCACATTCTTGTGATCCTGGCAAAATATCTCCGTCAATATTTTTTTCACAAAGAAAATCTTTAGCCTCAGATCCAAAACCTAAAACTTTTGTTGTAGCGCAATTTAAAACAGGGCCATTTGTATCTGCTTTGATGTATAACACATCGTTATCTTTTACCTTGTCCCTATTGTCTCCCTGAAGCAAATAGTAAGCGTCTCCTGTCTCTTCTTCTCTAAAGAATATATTGCTGTATATTGTTCTGTAAAGTCCCTTAGACTCTTTAATTACGAATTTATATTTTGTAGCCCAATAAGGAGGGTAGCTATTCATTTGAACCCTAATACTGTTTTTGTCAACTGAATTAAAGCAGGGAATAAAAATAGTATTATCTCTATCAACTAGGGCAGTACTACTTCTTCCATAGTCATCCATATATACAACACCTATTTCATAATCTCTGTTACTGTGTAAACTTTGCTTTGATCCATCTAATGCATAAAAACCTTCTGCAGAAACACAGCTTATATATTCATAAGCAAAATTTCCTAATGGAGCTGGAGGCTGTACTGTTTGGTCATATTCTTCAAATTTTAATGCAGGCGCAATAAATGAAATTACATCACTTCCAAAAGAAGATTCAATAATAAACCCCTGAGGTGTTCCACTTATTCCAAAACCAACTTTTTCCCAGTTTTGTTTAGCTACTGACGAACAAATAAACGAATCAGTAACAGACGTTCCTGTTTCTGTTCCTCCTGAAATAGGAATACAAGTGTTATTAGCTATAGGAATAAAAGAACTAACAGCATTAATAAATTCTGGGCTAGTAGCCATTTCATGAACGCTACCAAAATCTGTTTGAAGATTAAATATGAAATTATATTGAAAAATGTTCTCTGGTTGACTTTGATCGTCATATGATGGGTCTCCACTATAAACAGATCCATTGTAATCAAAATCAATTCCAATTTGCGCTCCTTCAACTAACTGTATATTATCGCCTCCAAAATCAATTGATACTTTTGAATTTACAACATTAACAGCTCCGTCAATAGTGTATTGAAAACCTTCTCTATCTCCTGCTATACTATCAGATTCTTGAAGCTCAGATATAAGTTGTAAATCATAATCAAGGTAAATAGAAGCTCCATCTTTATCGACTATGTCGTAACCATCAATGTAATTACCGTACATCAATCTATTTCCCATAATAGTTTGTGCTTGAGCAACTCTAGGAACATTGTCAAACAATCTTAATAATTGAGCTTCAGGTAATGTTGTAAATATTTTTTGATTTGTAAAAGTTATTGTTTGATCTGTACTGTCTAACCAACCCTCATTTTCTTTATTAAATCTTTCAACAACATTTATGCTTTGACTAGTGCTAAATTTAAATAAAACATCTAAATCTTTTACATTTCTACCTCCAGTGTCAAAAGTTACTTTTACTGAATTAAATATATTTCTCATCCCTTCTTGATTATAATTGCTATAATCAAATCGAAAAGGACCAGGTGTAAAAGCATATTCGCTAAATGGAGACATCGCTGAGTACTCACCATCTTCATATTGCCATCTATAGGCAAAACTAAGTAGTATTTCCTCCATAAAGTTCTCTCCCCCACCTATTTGAAATTGTTCTATTTCAGGTGCGTTTAATGGTGGAGCGACAATAACTCCAATATCTTGCTCTGTTATTTGGTCAATTGTTGTACCAGGGTCTGGATTTAGATAAGTTCTTTCAACATTTATCTTTCTAGGAGCATTTAAGTTGTCTGTAAAAAATAAAAATTCACCTATTAAGTTTATTCCATTAACTAAAAAGTCTTTGTCAAAATTTAAAATTGAAGTAGAAATTACATGATAATCTAAAACAAATGTTCTTGTATTATATGATGTTATTAAATCTACTTTACCTGTTGAAGAAACAGGGTTAGATTCATCACTAACAAACCAATATATTGTTTCATTTGCCCCATCTTCATAAGCTCCAATACATTTAGCACCAGAACTTAATGGCTGACCATTAAAATTAAGTTGAGCAATTAAATCGTTACCTTTTGAATTTTCAACAGCTCCTATTTCAGTGCCTTCTGTAGAACCCAATCTAACATTTAAAGCATCAATGTATTCACCTTGAGGTACAAGGCGCTCATCAACACTTTTATTCATTCTCCCTTTTATGAAATTTTTTGAAATATTAGGCATATTATTTTATCCATTTATTTTGACCCCTTAAATTCATTAATAATCTACTAGGGTGTATATTGCTTAATCTTAATTTTGCATTTCTTAAAAGAGCTGATTTTTCTTTTTTAAGTCTAGTTACTATATATTCTTGAACTCCAATCTTATTGTTTAATATTGTGTATCTCATATATGCGTAAACAAATTCTTCAAACAGTTTATTTACACTAATTAAAGAGTCATCTCCTTTTTCCATTCCATCTGAAACATATTCCAAAACACAAAGCTCATCTGCCATGTCTGAGCTGAAATTAATAACTCCACCTGATTTATTTATACTAAACGTAGGGTTTTGATTAGCAGTCTCTGTGTTAAGTCCATATCTTCCACCTATTGGATATTCAAAATACCATACACCGTTAGAAAAATAACCTTCTTGTCCGTTATAAGGGCTTTGCTGGTTTAAATATATTGATTTTTTACCTCCTGTAATTCTTTGTAAATCTATTGTAGAAGTAGAAGGTTTAAGTATATTCCCATCATGATCAAATAATATTCTACAATTATTGTCCTGCAAATAAGCATCACTCCAATTTGTTTGAATATTTTCACTAAGAGGCATTAGTGTACCATTCTTGTACAAAGATATTCTTACCCAATTTACATAATCAGAAGGCAACACAAATCTTAATGTGTCACATACTTGTAATTCAAGTATTTTTATTTCTTTTAAAGAATCGTAATTTAATTCTTGTATAGCTCTTTTTGCGTGAAAAAGTATATTATATCTTTCAACATTATTTATAAGTTTATCGTTACCAACATACATCAACATGAAGTTGTTTACAATATCCTCTAATGGTATATATTGATATGAACCCCAATTCTCATCTTCTGTGTTTGGGTTTCCTGTATTCTCGTAGTAAGTATAATCGTTTATATATGCCATAATTATTGTCCTTCTTGGTTATTTGCTTCCTGTTCTTCTACTTTCCCAAATTTAGCTACATCCATCTCTCTAACTGAAACCCCTGCATACTGAAGTATTTTGTTTATCAAGTTTGTCTCATCTGAAGCAGGTAGCTCAAAATCTTGGTAATCCGCAGCTGTCTCATCAAACGATGGCTCACCTCCAGGGAATTGAGCATATGTCCAATTAGGATCATTGGGGTATCTTACATATTGAGAAACAACTGTTCCTGTGTTGTTTATTGATTCAGGATAAACTGTAATTGTGTTTCCTGTATTTATATTATTTGCACCACCTAAAACATAAGCTGGATAGATTAAACTTGGAGATGTAAGATGTGAAGAGTTTAAATAAAATATTTTATTTTGAGAAACTCTTTCTATTTCTTTTATTCCTTTTGTACTTGAAATAGAATAAGAAGAACCTACATATCCTCCTGTAAAAAAATCATTAGTTGATATTGTCAATTGAGTCTCACTATCTACACTTACTACAAAAGCACTTCCTCCAGAATATAACTCTCCTCCTGTAGTATTTACTATTAACTGACCTGCAGCTACTTGACCTCCAGATACAAAATTTGCAGAAGTATCTATTAAAGTGTTTCCTATCGAACCAAAAGTTAATGTACCTGTTGCTGTGATATTTGGATAATAGTTTATTTTATCTATTAAATAGTAATCATTAGGTAAATCAAATAAATTTATACCTACATTAATTAATCCTTTAGTAGAAGAAAAACTATCTATTACTTCAATTAAACCTTTTACTAGATCAGCATATTCGCTTCCAGAAATTCTTTTGTTTTGTTTTACTATCTGTGAATTATATTGATAGAAGTAATCTTCAAATAAATCTAACTGTGCTTGTTTTGCGTATAGGTTGAAATCATTTGGAGTAATATATCCAAAATTATTTTTATTTACAATAGAAAGAACAGTTGCTCTAACTGTATTTATTAATGATGCCATTCTTTATTTTTCTTTGAACAAAGATACAAAAAAAAAAGAGGCCTCATTTCTGAAAGCCTCTTCTTGTTTAACACCTATTTAGGTTTGTTTTTAATCTATTTTATCTTCTAATATTCTTAGAACTTCTAAGCCTTCATCACTTTGAAGAAATGATGCTAAAATAAATAAAGGATCTTCACCATAAGGAACTGTAAGTAATTTCTTTTTGTTTCCTTTTAAGTTATAATAAACATCTTTTTTATTTTTTAACAATAATAAACCTTCGCTAAAAAATTTAGAACATTTGTTTTGAAGAGATAATAAAGGGTCGTTAATAGACTCTAAAAAATCCTCAGGATATCTACTCGCAAACAATCTAACATCACGCTTTAATTCTGCAGATGTCATTCTATCTACTTTCACGCCCATTACTACTCTAGCTATTGTTTCTAACATTTCAATATCTAATTCTTTAGCTGCAATCATTGCGTCTAAAGCTAAATCCATGCTATCTACATCTACACTAGCGTCTTTTTCTTTATCAACTTCAATAAAATCATTTCCATTTCCAGGATGATGTGCTAGAAATTTTTGTAAAATTTGGTTTTGTTTTGGAACTCTTAAAAATCCATCTTCAAAAATAATTGGTTCTAAAAGAACATTTCCATCTTGCTCATCTTCAAAAATAGTTTTTTGATTCTTAGCATATCGCATAGATCTGTTTTGTCCAGTTTCTTCGTCAAAATAAAGTAAACTACTTCTTTTAGTATTTCTTGATGGAATTGTGTAGCTCAATGGAGCTTTGTCTCTGGTGAGTTTGTAGCTTTTGTCAACAAAAGCCTCTTTGTTTTTTTTCATTTGATATAATTTAAATTTAATAAATATAAAAGAGAGTAAGTCAGGTTGCAGCTGACCTACCCTCTTTAATTAATCCTTTATCTATTTAAAGATAAAGAAGTTGTTAGCACCTAAAGTACATAAAGCTCTTTCAGATAAGAAGTTTACTTCCATAGCATCTAAGCTAGAAGTAGAAGCTCCACCTGCTGAACCTGTAATCCAAGTCTTATAACGTCTGTCTTCAGTTTCTGAAGCTCTATAACGAACGTGTAAGAATGGTCTCTTAGCATTTTTGCCAAGAACTTGATCGTAAACTGTAGTAGAACCTGCTGGAACTAATACTCCGTTTACAGCACCACCTACAATATCACCACGCATAGTTGGATCGTTTAAGTATTTCCAGTCTGTTTTGTAGAAGTCATAACCTCTTCGGAATCCAGAGAATCCTAAGTTTAAAGCCATTTCTTCATCATTGTCAAAAAGACCAAATGAAGTACCACCTGCATATCCTGCATTTTGAGCAGCTAACATATCGTCAATATCAAATCCAAACTCACGATTCACAAAAAGAACATTCTCTTCAATAGAACCTTGCTTGTCTAATCTTTGAATGATAGCGTCAAAATCTCCAAGAGTTGTTGGGTTACCACCACTCCATACATTTCCTCGCTCTTCAACAACATAGAAAAGACCTTCTGATCCTTTGTTACCTACGCCTGATGCAATTCCTTCAACAATTGCTGCTGCTCCTGAACCACCTTCTGCTGGTACTGCTTCAACCATTGCTGTTTCTAAGTAATCTTCAAAACGTAAACGAGTTTCATGCTCTGATTTTAAATACCATAAGAAACCAGTTGCTCCGTTTTCAGTAGTAACCTCAATCCATCCAATTTGAGCCATGTCAGAACCACTTACTGCGTAGTGATCTTTAATGATAATTGGTGAGTTAGAGAAAATGCTATCATCAGCTTCTAACTGCCCTTGCATTCCAACAGATCCCTTTTGGAATTCTGAACCATAAATAAATAGAGAACATACTACTCCTGCGGCAACACCTTGACCTGCAAATTCATAATAAGCAACATCAATTGTTCCGTTAACAATATCAACTGCAGTAACAATAGCTTTGTTACTAAGAGTTGAACCTGCTGTACTGTCAGAAATCATAATTGTTTGACCAATTCTAATTGCAATACCGCCAGCTCCTGGAACTAAAACATCTCCAATTGTTAAAGTAGCAACTCCTGCTCCTGCTATTGCTGCTGAAGTAACATCTGTATACTTCGTGTGTAGTCTTCCTTGCTCTGCCCATTTGATAAGGTCTGAGTTAGAAGGCATTTCAGCGCCTACCATTCTTAAGAATGATGCTACTGTTCTGTTTCCATAACGTTCGAATTCTTTTTCATAAGTATCTGGAAGATACTGATTTAAGAAATCAAAGTTAGTAATGTAATTTGTCTGTAATAAAACCTGTTCTGAACTTGGTTGTAAGTCAAACCCAGGTACTGCATCTACTGCCATAATTTTT